ACAACCACATATACATATGCTGGAAGCGCTACAGCTGTATCTGCCACAGTATCAACCCGTTACTGTAATGCTGCTGACGTTTCTAATCCAAGCAATAGCTGCTTATCTACTGGCACCTGTACCACCGACGCTACAGGTGCGGTTTGTAGCTATACTTGTGGCAATGGCGGTGTAGGAAGCGGTGGAGGTACATGCTATGTGTGCTCTGGTGGAACAGTCAACGGACCTACACCTAGTGGTTCAGGATCTATTTCCTCTTGCTTTACAGTGGGTACAACCGGCACTACTTACAGCTGTAATGCTGGTGATGGTACCCCCAACGCTAACCACATCTGTACCCACAGCACTACCACCACCCCTACCTACCCTAGCGGTTGCCCAAGCGGGCCTTATGCCTCTGTAGCAGGTACTGGAACATACCCAAACTGTGGCTGCCCGTCTAACTCTTCTGGTGGTGGAAACGCTACCGGTTGCCAAACCTGTACAAGCACAACTACTAACTATTACCTTCAAACAATCTACTCAGCTGCTGGAAGTCAGGTCTACAGCATCTTAAACACTACCTCAACTACTGCTGAAGTTAAATCTATACGGGTAAGCGCTGCCAACTCAATTACCTCGTATACCGCCACAGCCTACGATGCAAGCTACAACTATTTGACCGCTATCTCAGGAACTAACTCAACTGGAGTTGCCGGCACAAGTTATGGTATAGTTAAGGCGTATAGCCCTAATGCACAAGGGACTACAGTAGATAACTTCTCAGCACAAGGATTCTAATATGAGCACACCATACGATAGGCCGGCTAGGCCTTGGGACCTATTCAACAAAAATCTAGGCCGTGTACAGACAGATGTTGCAGAGGAACGCTTTGCAATCTGTAAGGCTTGCCCAGAGCTGCTTCCTACAGGAAACTGTAAGGAATGCGGATGCTTTATGTCAGCAAAGGTAAAGTTGCCTAATGCGTTTTGCCCACTACACAAGTGGGAGCAAGTACGAGTATCATACCTAGAGGATCAGGGAGAAACAAATGGATAATCAACCAATGACAGGAAGAAAGATTGCTTTTGTCCTAGACAATGAGGTTGTAGACATCCTACATACCGACGATCGTCTAGCAGCTATCTTTTTGAGTGAGCCTAAAGCTATAGACATTACCGATAAGATTGACACAGAAGGTGTCGCGTCTGTATTGGTCGGGTCGTACTATGATGAGGCTAGCAACACATTTGCACTACCTAACCAGATCTAAGGAGCTCCTATGCGCGGAGAGAACCGACAAGGGCGTTTTAGCATCCAGTCTGAGCATGCATCTATCATCTCAGGCTCTACAGTTGAGCTTGTAAAGACTGTAGGAACCACCATAGAATGGTGGCAGTTTGACTCCGTCAATACCGTAGTAGACCCTATCTACGATGTAGGTAGCGACTCAGGCACAGGACGTGTATGGAAGAACCCTCTTACTATTCCGGTAATCAATGCCCACCTAGAGCAGGGTGTAACCATCCAGAGTGACCGCGGTTTTTATAACGCTGACCAGCTAACTATCGTCATAAATGTCGATGTTATTGAGAGTAAGCTCAACTTCTATGGTGCCAACTACAACAATATCCCAGAGCTAGGCAACGTAGAAATCAACCCAGATGCCTACCTACGGGATCGTATTGTATTTAGGAACGAAGTTTTTACCCCTGTTCGGGTACTTCCAGAAGGCATTATTCAAAACAATTACACCCTTTTGCGTGTACAATGTAACCAGGTAAATGCGGAAGAGCTTGTCAACGACAGTCAATTCCAGCATTACGCCAACTACAGTGCTTTTGACCCAACAACAGCGTAAGGAAACCCTATGTCACTATCACACAGCGTTGTAGCTTTAAATAGCTCAACCGCCGTCTCTGTTACCCCTTCAGATCCAACAGTAACAGTTAATGGAGAAAACTATCCTACATGGAATAGCATGTCCATTAACATTCAAAATGTAGACCTTGTAGCTACAGTGTATATTGGTTCTTCTTCAGTAACCTCGTCTTCATACGGGCTTACCTTATTGCCAGGAACTTCTGTGTCTATTGACAACCTAAATGTTAATGAGCCAGTTTATGCAATTTCATCTGCCTCATCCAGCGTATCTGTACTGGCGGTATTAAAGTGAGCATCCGTCTAAACACTCCTCTAGTTCCCGCAGCCATTCTTTACTACGGCAACTTTGCTTTAAGCACAAGCCAAACTAGCGGAGGAACCACCACAGATAACCTTATTACTTGGGACACAACCAATATAAGCAAGGGCATGACCCTTAACTCATCGGATAAAAGTAAGATTGTTTTTGCAAACCCAGGAACATACAACCTTAACTTTTTAGGTCAGTTTAACTTTACTGGCGGTACAAGTGATTATCACATCACAACTTGGTTCTCTAAAAACGGCGTTCAAGTTCCGGCCTCTGCTTTTACCTTTACCACAGCCAGTGCGCAGGGCTCACAGGTTTTAGCAAACATTGAGTCTCCAATTTCTGTGTTGCCAAATGACTACATTCAATTTCATTGGTGGTCTGGCGCATCAGGAATGTCCCTTCTTGCTACAGCAGCGGGTACAAACCCAACCCGTCCAGCTTCCCCGTCAGCTAACTTAACAATCTATAACGTAGGGTAGGAATAGAGATGGCAAAAGAACACCCAGGCTTTAAGGCCGCACAGAATAAAATTGCAGCAAAAGAAGGTGTCTCCAAGGAGGCAGCCGGTGCTATACTAGCTTCATCCTCTCGCAAGGCTTCGGCTAAGGCGAAGGCTAAGAATCCTAATTTGAAGAAGGTAAAGGGTGCCAAAAAGTAAAGCACGCCCAAAGGCGGTAGAAAAGAAGAAAGCCGCTGCCAAGTTTAAGGCAGACGGTAAGACACACATTGTAGACAAGCACGGCAAAGACGTAAAAGTCCACCACCCAGGTGGTAAGACCTATGACCTAACCAAGCTTGCCGGAGCCGTCACCATCGGTGCCGGCGTTAAAGCAACCAAAAAATACCATAGTAAAAAGGGAAGTGGTGATTAATATGTGCAAAGCATGTGGATGCGGCTGTTCAAAGCCTAACTGCAAGGGCGCCTGCAAGAAGAAGGCTGGTAAGCCTACTACTAAGAAGGGCAAGTAAATGGCTCATAAAGATTCAAAGTTTGAGAAGGGTATGACCCCAGCTCAGAAGAAGAAGTTTGAGGCTCAGGATGAAAAGAATGATGCCAAGCTAGCCAAGAAGGTCAAGAAGACGACTAAGAAGGCACCAGCTAAAAAGAAGTAATAGTTAAGCCCCCCACAAGGGGGCTTTTCCTTTATCCTTGACCTTGACGCCGGATTTATCCGGAACCCTGCTGCTTTACCTTGCGTCTTCCTATGGAGGAATTATGATTAGTCTATATGATCGGATGAATCGGTATGAGACCGACGCCGATAAAGTGGAGTTTATTCGCGGAGTATGCAACTTGCTTCCAGAGAAAAAGCATAAGGGTTTTAATAAAGCGGCTCTTTTAATTGCTACTGGATATGTACTCTCGAAGAAACTTCCTAAAAATGGCTGATAAATTCACTATAGAGGATTACCTTAAAGCCGTATTAGTTTTCGGTGAAGTAAGCGCATTAGGTATGTTTACGCAGCTTCTACGCAGCCACGCCGCATCATTTGGCTGGCCAGATCACTTTGTAAATCAACTCGAGGTCGTCCATGTAAATGGGGGGCCTACTATCGCTATGCCTAAAGAGCTTGAGGATCAGATGCGCAAGCTTAACTACGGGACTCCAAGCGAGCAGCTTTCTCCTGCCTTAAGTACTTTTGCGATGGGAATGATCTAATGCCATTTATCTTAAATGAAGATGAAGCCCTTAAGACTTTGCTCACAGGAATTACTGTTGCTGATAGCGGAAATTCAGCACGGCCTGTAGGGGTTTACTATGGACAGCCTGATAAGGAAATCCGTCAGCAGTCCTACCCATATATAACTATTGATCTCGTGGGGGTTTCTGAGGACCCAACACGTGCTCATCGTGGATACGTTCCTTTGACCTACACCCCTGAGGGAGTAGATACTACTAACATTAATAGAATTAACTACCCTATCCCAGTAGATCTGATCTATCAGGTATCTACCTGGGCCCGTCAACCACGACATGACCGCCAGTTGATTGCGGCCCTCTTTAATCCTGGTAGACTACCATTAAGGTTTGGGCAACTTCCCATCCCCCAAGACGGTACCAACCGTAGGGTGGATGTCCTGGGGTTCTCAAAAAGGGACTTTATTGAATCGGAGAAACGCCTGTTCAGTAACGTCTATAATATACGTATTAGCTCTGAGCTACTTGTAGATCAGCTAGTACAAGCTTACCAAGTAACACACGCACCTAACATCACTACGACATTCCAGTCAATTCCGTTTACGATCTAGAAATAACACCGCAACTTAAAGAAAACAAACTAACTAAGGAGTAACCCCTAATGGCAACATACAATCGCCCAGGAGTCTATATCCAAGAAGTACCATTGCAGCAATCGGTTTCTGTGGTTGACACAGCAACCGCTATCGGTGGTTTTTCTGGAACGTTCCCTTCAGGTCCTGCAGGAGTCCCAACTCTTGTAACCACATGGACACAGTTCACAAAGACATTTGGTGGACTTAATGACTCTTACCCAGCTACATGGGCTGTATACAACTTCTTTGCCAACCATGGCACATCGTTGTATGTAAACCGTGTAGTCAGTTCTACAGCAGCTAAAGGCGCAGTAACACTTACAGACGGTTCTGGTACTTCTACCACAACAACCGCTACTGTTACCGCAGCAGCAGCATCTGCTGGAACAATCACTTACACAGCTACCAACACCTACTCAGCAGGCCAGACAGTATCTGTTACAGGGCTTAACGGTTCAGTAACAATTACTGGCATTACTGCAACAGGTACAGCTGTTACATACGCTACAGCTTCAACAACTGGTCTTTCAAGCGGCCAGTCAATCACCATTACTGGTGCTACAACCTCAGGCTTTAACGGTACATACACCATCACAGGTGTTGTAACTAACACAAGCTTTACAGTTACAAGCACAGCTACTGGTTCAAGCTCAACAGCTACAGGTACTTACAGCTCAGCCTTTAACTTGACAGGTGTTGCTATTGCTACTGCATCTAGCAGCCAGTTCACAGTTACAAGCGCAACAACAGATCGCTCAGTATCTTCAGCTTCAGGTACAGCGACAGTTGTAACAACCACACCTTCAAACAACGCTATCGTTTTGACAGCAAAGAATGAAGGAACTTGGTCAAGCAGCTATTCTGTTTTGGCTAGCCCATCTGGTTCAACAGGTCGCTTTAACCTATCCATTTTCTACACAGTAGTACAAAACGGACAGTCTTCTACTTCTACAGTAGAGCGTTACTCTGACTTAAGCATGACTGCTTCAGATAGCAACTACTTCATTGCAGTAATCAACTCTTACTCATCAATCGTTACTGCTGCTTTGGCATCAAACAACACAGTAACTAATGGAACAGCTATCTATGCGCCTACTACATCAGCAACCACAGCTACAAGCTTCTCTGGTGGCCTAGACGGTACAACACCGGTAGTTCTAGACTACAAGAATGGTTGGTCTAACTTTGATAGCGTTAACAACGCGCTGGTTCTATATGCAGCAGATGCTCCATATCGCACCTTGGCAGCTGACACCTATCAGATGCACGCAGACGCAATGATCTACGCTGCAGGACGTACTGACTGCTTTGTAGTAGTTGACACACCTTCCCAGATTGCAAACGCTGCTTTGGCACAGGGTGCCGTTACATCTACAGCTCTCTTGGCTGCAGGCGCTACTTCAGGCAACATTGCGGCTGCTTACTGGCCATGGATTAACATCCCAGATCCAACTAAGATCCAGGGTGCAACCCGTCTTCAGGCTCCAGGAGCTGCAGTTGTTGGACAATATCTAGCAACAGATGCTTCACGTGGTCCAGCAAAGACTCCAGCTGGTTTGCTCAACAAGATTGCTCTTGCAGTCTCTACAGAGCACAGCTTTACCAATGCTGAGCTCGATGCTTTGAACACCTCTATTGACCCTGTTAACACAATTCGTCAGGCACCTGGTGCAGGAATTGTAATCATGGGTGGACGTACTTTGGACGGTAGCCCAAATAACCGTTATATCAACATCCGTCGTTCTCTTATCTACATCGAAAAGCAGATGAACAACCTTTCTCAGTTCGCTGTATTTGAGAACAATGATTCCATTCTATGGAACAAGCTACAGACCGTTTTAGGTTCGTTCCTATTTAACTACTGGAACAGCGGAGGACTACGCGGTAGCTCTCCTTCACAGGCCTACTACGTTAAGTGTGATGCAACAACAACAAGCTTTAGCGATATCCAAGCCGGTATTGTTAATATCCAAATTGGAGTTGCCCTACAATACCCAGCAGAGTTCGTTGTGATCACCTTGTCACAGCTAACCGGAAGCGCCTCGGCGTAAGGAGATAGATAAAAATGACAACACCAGTAACTAATTCACTTAGCAGCTTACTTACTGATCCAGTACGTAACTTTAAGTTCTTAGTGACCTTTACTCCTACAGAGAGCGGTTCAGAGGTCGCTACTTATGGAACAAACTTTGGAAAGATGGGGTTTGTATCTGTTTCCGGTCTAAGCGTAGCTACAGAAGCTATTGCTTACCGTGAAGGTGGATATAACACCAACGTCCACCAGATTCCAGGACAGTCTGCTTTCACCCCAATCACCCTCTCTAAGGGTGTCATGTTGGGACAAGGCGACAACGCTCTTTGGATGAAGCGACTATTCTCAGTTCTTACTACAGGAACACCTACCTCTACAGGTGCTGCTTCTGGCGTAGGCGGAGGATTCCGTTGCAACATTGATATCCAGGTTCTTAGCCATCCAAACCCACAGGCTACAAATGGACAGACAATTAACCTAAACGGTGCTGCAACAGGTACAGTTGCACCTACACCTGTTGATCAGCACACCTCGCTACGATTCCGTATCTACCGTGCATGGATCACAAGCTTGTCATACTCTGGCCTAGATGCTGGTTCAAACAGCCTCATGGTTGAAGAGATGACAATCGTCCATGAAGGTTGGGACGTATCGTACGCAACTAACTACACATTAGCAGGAACAGCCCCAGCAATCTCTAACGGCTAATAACTAACATATAAGGAAAACAATATGACTAATACAACGACTATAACTGCGGAACAAGATCCTGCGCTAATGAACAAGCTTGCGCAGAAAGCAATGTCTGAGCAGGAGGCAACTGTTGCGGCCGTAAAGCCGGAAATAAAGTTGCCTCCTTCTCCAGAGGTTGCATTACCTGGTGGGCTCTATGATCCTTTCAGTGGACTTATCTCCACTGCCGAGGTTCGTGAGCTTACAGGTGCTGATGAGGAAGCTGTTGCAAAGGTGGGCAATATCGGCAAGGCTCTATTAACTATCTTAGATAGGGCCACAGTTAAGATTGGCGATGAGCCGGCTACTAAGGATCTCTTAGACGCCCTCTACGCTGGAGACCGAGAGATGATTCTCTTGGCTATCCGTAAGATAACTTTTGGTTCAGAGGTGCAGGTCGGCCCAGCCGCGTGTGGATCATGCGGTCTTGAGCAGGTCTTTGATATTGATCTGGACAAGGATGTAAAGGTAAAGGCACTTGAAGGTGACCGTCAGTTCACGGTAAAGTGCAATATCGGAGAGGTGTCCGTAGTACTTCCTACAGGAACCACTCAAAAAGAAATGATTAACTCTACTGACAAAACCTCAGCTGAATTGGATACAATTCTGCTAAAGAACTGTGTTAAGTCTATTAACGGCGTAGAGGTCATTGACCAAGCCGTAGTTAGAAACCTAGGTCTTAAGGACCGTAGGGCTTTGCTCAGTGAGATCACAAGTCGAAATCCTGGACCACAACTCGGAGATATCAAGAAAGAATGTCAGTCTTGCGGCACGGAGGTACCGCTTCCGCTAACTTTAGCGGGCTTGTTTTAAGAACGAGATTGACTACCCACTCTTGATGGAAGCCTATGAGTACATCTCAATAGGTTTTCCAGGGTGGACTTTAGAAGATATACGTTCTCTAAATAATAGAGAACGACTTATGTGGTTAGAAAAGTTTAGGAATAGACCAAGGCGGTGATTTAACTGAGCGACAATTTAGGTATCTCCTCTGATGGGGCAAAACTACCTAGTGTTAATGGCAAGGCTCTCTTTGAGGATTTCCCCAAAGAGATGCTTCGCCTGTTCAAAGAGGTCGAGAAGTATGTAGACGTTATCTCTAAGAAGTGGTTAGACACCCTTAAAGAAACAGAGAACGCTACAAAGGGCATGGCTAAAGATAAGCCTGGCTCAGGCCGCCTTGGTTTAGCCTCAGTTACTAAAGGACAAGCAGTAGCCGGCGCAGCTATGTTTGCTGGATGGTTTGCGTATAACGCAACACCGAGCACTATGGCAGCTGTCACACAAAGAATTGCGGCTGATTCCTTTGCTGGACTTAGCGGCATGTCTTCTCGCCAAGCAATCACACAATCTAACGCTGCTATTGGTGGCGGAGCTACAAGCGCTATGGGCGGCACGTTAGCTGCTCAAGCTTTGTTCTACAGCGGATACTCTGCCAACTCTGCAAGCTCTCAGACTATTATGGGTCAGCTTGCTGGCATGAGCGCTATGTCTGGCATGTCAAACCAGCAGGCCGCGGGTGCTGCTGGCGCAATGAACGGCATGAACTTCTTACGCATGGGCGTAAACATTCGTGACTCTAAGGGCAACCTAAAGCCTATGGACCAGATTATTAATCAGGTCTATAACTTCATGTACGGTGGCCGTAAGATCACTAAAGAGCAAGCCGCTACGGTATACAATACCAGCAGTAAAGGCTATGCTGATATCTCAACGATCGCAAATGGCGATCCTAATCTTATTGCTTTGATTCAATCTGGTATTGTAGCCAGAGCTTCTGCCTCTTCTGCCTCTGCATTTAGCAGCGCTATGAAGAGTAAAGATCCAAACCAAATGCTTAACCTTATGGGTGTAGATGAGAGCAGCCCTATTCGTTCTAACTTCCGCGCATCTTCTGCGCAGGCTAAGATACTTCAATCTACAGAGCAAGGTCTTGTGGGCGGGTATAACGTTGCTCAAAGGACTAATGCCGATCTAACAAGCGGGTTTGCTGACCTACTTAATGTTCTTGGCCCTGTTACTGAAGCCTTTATGACGCTCAAAGGAGCGCTACAAACCTTCCCTAATACGGGCGGGGTTGGCGGCACAATAAGCAGCCTAGGAAGTACAGCAGCAAGTATTGGTAAAGACTACCTTGCTTATAAAGCAGTAAGTAAATATGCTCCAAAACTTTTAGAAAAAGCCGGTGGAAGCGCCGCACTTCGTACTGCTGGAAAGAGCATCCTTTCTCGTATTGGTGGGTGGCTTGCAGCAGATGCGCTACCTGTAGCAGAGGATGCCATCGTTGCAGTGGGTGGGCCTCGTAACTATGGTGGGTTTGGTACAGGCGGCCCAGCACCATCCTCCACTAACGGTATTCTTCCTGTTCCTCAAGGCACACCTATTACACAACAATACGGACATAACGGACATCCAGGAACAGACTTCGGTGTTAATTTAGGTACTCCTATTAAGTCTTTTAAAGACGGTGTTGTATCTATTATTGGAAACGAAGCTAATGGCTACGGTAACTGGGTTCAGGTAACTCACAATGATGGTACAGCAACCCGCTACGCTCACCTACAAAGCATCTCAACTACCCGTGGGCAAAAAGTAACGGCTGGAGATGTTATTGCTAAGTCTGGATCTACCGGACACTCTACCGGACCTCACCTTCACTTTGAAGTATTACAAAACGGTAAGAAAGTAAACAGTACTCAGTATGTTATGGGTGCAGGCACAGCCACAAACGCCACCTCCCAAACTACCTCAGCTAACCAATCCTCATCAAAAGCCGG